GTCGAATCCGGGATATATATGGAATTGGGATGAAAAATCACTTATTGGTAAAATATTTGGCGGCGTGTTTGGACGTGAAGAATTTAAGGCGGATAACGGCGAATATCACTTTGTCACAAAATGCAGATTTGCAAATTCTATCGACAGGATTAAAAGCGGCGACTTTACTATTCCTAATGATAAACTTACAAAAGAACACAGAAATAATACTCAAAACAATTCCGGTTCTTCTGCGCTTGGCAATCTTTCGGATTATGAAGAAATCCTCGGCGACGACGCTGTACCGTTTTAAAATGTAGCAAGGGGGAGTTAATATAACACAGGAACAAATAGACGCCGTTGATTTGAAAAGCGCGGAAGCCGAAGGAATAACCGGGGTAATAGAACATATAGCTCTTTTCAGCGAAAGCAGCGAAGAAAGACTGCGATCCTTAACAGCGCTTAGAAAAAAAGCGGCAGAATGTAACAGACTTAAAGAATTCGACGGCTTATTATTTGATTATAAGGTAGATAATTACGAATATCTTACACAGAATCAGATAGATTTGTCATACGATTACTGTCTTGAGGATTATTCAACTACGGCGCCTTATGAGGAAATAAGCAAATATACAGACCCTTTTGAAAAAACGGTGCAGCTTGAATGTGCGGCGGTGAAAGCTAAAAAAGCCGGATTTACTAATTTTAAGAAAGCGTTTAATAATTATGAAAAATCATTGCGTCTTATAAAGGCTAAATCCGCTGAAAACATAAACATAACTCACCCTACCGATTTTCCCGAGCAGCCTTTAGAGCTTGAGGCGGGACAATGGAACTGCGACGCCTACGGAGTTTCCCGAACCAGACTGGACGCTCAGGAGATTGCCTGTCTGCATCCGATTATACCGGTAGAACGGCTTGTAAACATTGATACAAACGAAGAAAAGCTTAAAATAGCGTACTTCAAAGGCAAACAGTGGAAAAAAATAATAGTGGGAAAAAACGACCTTTTCGACGCGTCGAAGGTTATCAAGCTTGCGGCGGTGGGAATATCGGTTACAACTAAAAGCGCAAAGCTGCTGTCCGAGTATTTGTGCGATATAGAAGCCTTGAATTATGATTCCCTGCCTGAGCACAAAAGCGTTTCAAGACTGGGCTACATAGGGGACGGGCAGGACTTCTCCCCTTATGTGGAAGGATTGATTTTTGACGGCGACGCGAATTACAGTACAATTTACAAGGCGATATCACAGAAGGGGAGCTTTGAAAAATGGTTAAATACCGCGGTTAAATGCCGGAGCGACAGTATAACGGCGCAGATAATGCTTGCAGCTTCATTTGCAAGCGTGCTTATCAGTAAGATCGGGGGATTGTGCTTTTTTGTTCATCTCTGGGGAGTGGAATCGGGAACGGGCAAGACGGTCGCTCTTATGCTGGCGGCGTCAGTATGGGGGAATCCGGCCATAGGACAGTATGTGCAGACATTTAACGCTACTCAGGTAGGTCATGAAAAAACCGCGGCTTTTCTTAATAATATCCCTATGTGTATTGACGAGCTTCAGCTTTCAAAGGACAGCCACGGAAGAAGTAAATTTGATGTGTATCAGCTTTCGCAGGGAGTAGGAAGGACCAGAGGAACAAAGACCGGAGGTATCGACAAGCCGCCTACATGGCTGCTCTGTATACTTACGACCGGAGAATCGCCTCTGACAGCCGATAATTCCGGCGCGGGAGCCATTAACCGAGTAATCGACATAGAGTGCAAAGCAAAGGACGCGGTCGTAAAGGACGGAATAGGAGTTACGCAGGTTATAAAGCTAAATTACGGTCATGCCGGTAAAATATTTATTGAAAGCCTGACGGACGAACGTATAAAAAAGGCGAAGGCGGAATATGAAAAGCTTTTTAAGGAATTATCCTCAGGAAGTACGACAGAGAAGCAGGCTATGGCGGCGGCGGCAATTCTGCTTGCCGACAGGCTTGCGGATGAAATCATATTCAAGACGGGGAATCGTCTAACGGTAAGCCAGATATCAAATTTTCTGAAATCCAAAACCTCTGTATCGGCAGGAGAACGCGGTTACAGCTATATGTGCGACTGGGTAGCAATGAATTCTAACAGATTTAAACCCGACAACGAAAATTCAGACGTATACGGCGTTATTCGGGACGATTGGGCATACATAAACGGAGCGGTATTCCGAAAGGCTGCAAAGGACGCGGGATTTGACGACAGAGCGCTGCTTTCATGGCTCAAAACCAACGGTCTTATTCTGACAAGAGGGCGAAGATTTACCCGCGGAAAGCGAATTAACGGCGTTAATGTGGAGTGCGTGGTAATGAGACTGCCTATGGGCGAAGAGGAAATAAATATTGAAGATTACGAAGACTTATTATAATGCGGCGTCGTTTGTGGCTCGCTTGTGGCTTGCTTGTGACCCGTTTGTGGTACAAATCTCAGGGAATAAACCACGCATTTGCGAGGTTTACGGGACGTGTGGCACTGTGGCACATTTTCCCCCTATATATAAGACATATATACAAATATATTATAATTTCCTACTTTTAATAAAAAAAGTTTTACAGACGAGACAATGCGCGATTTTGTGCCACAGTGCCACAGCACGTTATAAAGCACGTAAATGCGAGGGTTAAGCTGTGGAACAGCAGTGCCGCAGAGTGCCGCATGTGTCACACAAAGGAGCGATTAAAAATGACATTAAACGAAGAAATGAAAGAAGCTGAAGAAAAAGGGTATAAATTCATACCTCCCTACAAGCTGAATGAAATGATGAAGCTTTCGGGAAAAATAGTAAAGATTTTGACAGATTATAATATCCCCGTTACTCTTTGCTATGACGATATGAAGATCGTATTGAAAATGGCAAACTGCGCTCTTGAACAGGGAATACAGCAAAAGGAGCGATAAAAACATTGAATATTAAATTAAGAGATTATCAGCAGGAATGTATTGATATTCTGTCAGATAAAGGTCCCGGACGCTATCTTGTACAGATGGCTACCGGATTAGGAAAAACGGTTACGTTTGCAAACATAAGACGTTCGGGGAGAATGCTTATTCTTTCCCACAGGGAAGAGCTTGTAAGACAGCCGCTTAAATACTTTGATTGCTCAAAGGGAATAGAAATGGCGTTGGAAAGGTCGTTGGGCGAAGAAATAGTATCGGCAAGCATACAGAGTATAGCCCGAAGGCTTGACAGATTTTCTCCCTGTGATTTCAGTACCGTTATAGTCGACGAGGCTCATCATTCAGCTGCCAAAACCTACAGAAAGGTACTTGATTATTTTAAGCCGGAGCAAGTGATCGGATTCACGGCAACCCCTAACAGAGCGGACGGCGCAAGACTTGACGATTTATATGAGGAAATAGTATTTAAGCGGGATTTGAAATGGGGTATAAAAAACGGTTATCTTTGTGATATTGACTGTAAACGTGTAGATATAGGCTATGATCTTTCTCAAGTACATACAAGCCGAGGCGACTATGCCCCCGGAGAGCTTTCCGAAGCAATGAGCGGTACCGAGGACGCAATTGCAGAAACATACCGCAAGCTTGGAAAAGGAGCCGTTTTGATATTCGCCGCCAGCGTAAGCCACGCCGAAGCTATTTCGGAAAGAATACCGGGCTCGGCCGTTATTACAGGTAAAACGAAAAACCGCGGGGAGATTATCAAAAGGTTTACCGAACGAAAAATACCATGTTTAATAAACTGTATGGTATTTACGGAGGGAACCGATATACCGTTGGTAGAAACGGTTATAATTGCAAGACCTACCCAATCGGAAAGTTTGTATGCTCAGATGGTCGGCAGAGGACTGAGGCTTCACCCCGAAAAGGATAAACTGACGCTTATAGACTGCGTAGGAATAACCGGCAGACGTTCGCTGTGTACGGCGCCGTCGCTGCTTGGAATAGATATAAGCGGAGTTCCGAAATCACAGCAGGATAAACTGGAAGGCGATCTGTTTGAACTGCCTGAAAAAATAGAAAGGGCTTCCGACGTTCCTTCAAGCTGGATCAGGAATATTGAAACGGTAAATCTTTGGGCGCAACGACAGCAATACGAGCTTCATAATATCAATTTTTTTCAGATGCCCGACGGAAGACTTGTGTGTAACCTCCCTGAGGGAAATAAGTCGATACCTTGTCCGGACGAGCTTGGAAACGTAAATATCAACGGTATTGAAATGGATATGCAGTCGGCAATAGATATGATTTTTACCGACTTAAAGGAAAATCATCCGGCGAGCGAATATATCTGGAATCTTGAAAGAGCAAAACGCTGGGGACGCAAGCCAGCCTCAGAGAAACAGAAAAGTCTGATAAAGCGTAAATGCAAGAGGTACGACGGCGATATAGATTTTGACTGTCTCACTAAATTACAGGCTTCACAGATATTAAACAGAGTTATGGGAGGTTAGCAATGAATGAATCACAGCATCAGCGAATGTTAATTAAATGGACTCAGCAAGCGCACATAAGGAGAAAATATCCCGTTTTAAAGCTTCTGTATCATATTCCCAATGAAAGACAGTGCTCTCCGGTACAAGGCAGACTTCTTAAGCTTCTGGGCGTTAAATCGGGAGTTCCCGATCTTCATCTTCCAGCGTCAAGAGGCAGGTATCACGGACTGTATATCGAAATGAAAGCGGATAAAGGGAAAGTATCAGAAAATCAAAGCTGGTGGATAGAGGAGCTTGAAGCCCAAGGATATAAATGCGCAGTCTGCCGCGGATATGAGGAGGCAATTAAGGTTTTGGAGGATTACTTATGCGGACGGGTGAAATAGAAGCGTCCGCCGCTAAAAACAAGCCTATTCCTAAATACATGACAATTCCTGAAATGTGTCTGTATACGTCGCTAAGAGCATTATACTACAGTTTCAGGAAAGGGCAGATAGAACGGGAAGACGCAAGAATCGAAAAGAGCATTCTGATTTCAAAATGCGGCGAGTTCGAAAAGGAGTATTTAAACTGGTGTTCAGTTTATAAGGCGTATCAGGATAATATACGTAAAGCCGGATCGTTACTTAACGAAATTGAAAAGTCTGATAATTTATACGACATCGCTGTAAACGCATGCGAAACCATTTCCGTAATGACCGGAGACGAAAGTTTTGCTGAAAGACAGAAAAGAAAAATCCAAGAACGGAGATTGAAATAACGAACGACAGCTATTCGGCTGTTAATGAAAGTCAGGGAGGATAAAAAATTAGGAGGTAATCTATGTATAAGGCAAAAAATATTGATACTGACAAAGCGTTGCAAGCGATTGAAGCTTATCGTCTTCGAAAGGAGTATGATTACGACCGTGATTTATATGGACTCAAAAAATATTACGACGGTTTTCAAGCGGGTTTGTATTTTGCTGAAAGCTTGTTTAAATGCGCTAATTATGAAAAGGAAAAGGTTGGAGGTAACCCATGAACGATATAGAAAAAGCTATTTTAACTATACAACGTTTAAGCAATGAGCATATAGACGACAGCTACGATCTGCTGACGGCCACAGAAGCTTTGAGAGAGAAGCAAGAGGCTGAAAGTTTACTGGAAAAGCATTATGGAGACTGTACTGTTTTTGAATTTGTCGAAACATTTATATCTTGCATCGAAAAAGAAACAGATGACGAACTGAAAGGATTCCGCATACTGACTAATGAGGACAAAGACGATTATGAAGCGTGGAAAAGAGAAAGGAAACGATCATGAGAGAAATTTTATTTAGAGGTAAAGTGAATAATCCTGATAACATTAGCTGGCTTCAACAGAGTGTTGGTGAGTGGGTCGAGGGAAATTTAGAACACGATCCAGATCTTGAATCATATAAAATTAACGGATTTAATTATTACTCCAGCGAACAAGGACTCGAGCGAGAACCATTTGTATACAGAGTTGACCCCGAAACAGTCGGACAGTATACGGGCCTGAAGGATAAAAACGGCGAGAAGATTTTTGAGGGGGATATAGTAAAATATTCAACAACTTGCGAAATATTCACTGTTGCCTGGCATGGCTCATTTGCGGAATTTGTAATTTCCGAACTCCAAAAGCCAAACAAAGCAACACGAGGAAGTAAGAACATGTATTTAGTTAATCGTTACTGCGAAGTCATAGGCAACATATACGACAACCCCGAACTGTTGGAAGGAGAAGAAAATGAGTAGGATAAAAAATCTTCGTTTTATGCTTGATTATTATCTTGATAGTATGACCACAACTTATAATTCAGATGAATTTTCCAAGTTATCAATTAATGCAAAATATTATCTTGCAGAAATCGAATCACTTTTACATGAGTGTTTAATATTGAAACAATTTAAAGGAGAAGAAAATGATTAACGAAGATAAGGCATTGAGGATGTTTTACGAAAAGTACGTGGAAAAACACAAAGGGCAGAGTATGGAAGTGGGAGATACAGAAGTTGCAGTTTTAAATAACTGCACAATGATTATTTCTATACCTGAGAAAAATCGTTTAAGTATTAATTTTACTTCCAAGCCGTTTTACATAAATGAAAACCTTGATATGTATGAGGAGGAAGAAGAAAATGAGTAAAAGTAAAGAAGAAGAAATTTTAGAGTATGTTATCAAGTTAATCGACAAGCGGATACCGAAAAAGCCGAATGTTTCAGCTTATAACGAGGATGGTAGTTTGAATAGATTGGAGCGAATGAAATGAAAACCTACATAGTCAGGGCAACGGCGCAGATTCAGCTTACGGCTGAAACGGACAAACCGGAGGATATGAAGTCGTTGGTTAAAAGCGTTTTAATGGATGTTTGTGATGTAAGCGCGGATATCACGAATTTAAGCATTGAGGAAATTTCAGGAGGAAAGAGTAATGAATATCAGTGAAAAGCAGATATATGAAATATTTAAACGTATGGGAATGTCGTTTAGTTTTAAGGGTTATGAATACTTGAAGAAAGCAATTTTGATGGTCGCTAATGATGAAACTTATCTGTACGCAATAACAAAAAGGTTGTATCCGGAAATAGCGGCGGAGTTTGACACAACTCCGTCAAGGGTTGAAAGGGCAATAAGGCATGCTATTGTAAGAGCGTTTGACTGCGCCGATTCAAAAACCTTGGAAGACATCTTCGGAAGATGGGATTCCAGGAAATCACAACCGCCAAATTCCCAGTTTATCGGGTCGGTTGTGGAGTACATTAAATTTAACGATGTATTGTAAACCGAAATGCAATCCGCCTTACGATTGCTTAAACGGCAGATGTCCTTATGAGGACGATTGTCATTTTAACGGATTGGCGACAAAGGAAGAGACAAAAGCTTTGCATGCGGCGAAACTGCCGCAGGGCAGACCGGGACAGTCCAGTAACTTTGACAGAATAGACGATATAAAAT